AGAGATCTGCACCTGTTAGGTTTGCACCTGTTAGGTTTGCATCTTTTAGGTTTGTGTATGAGAGATCGGCACCTGTTAGGTTTGCACCTGAGAGATCGGCACCTGTTAGGTTTGCACCTGTTAGGTTTGCGCGTGAAAGATTTGCGCGTGAAAGATTTGCGCGTGAAAGATTTGCGTGGTAGAGATTTGCGTGGTAGAGATCGGCCAGCAAGAGATCGGCGCGAGAGAGATCGGCGCGAGAGAGATCGGCGCGAGAGAGATCGGCGCGATAAAAATCGGCGCTTGCTAGATTTGCATCTGACAGATTTGCGAGATAAAGGTATGCGCCTTTTAGGTTTGCGCCTGACAGGTCTCTGCCTTGCAGGTCTTTGCCTTGCAGATTTGCGCCCTCTAGGTTTTTGTTATCGTTCATCTTTTTTACCTTGGGAGACTCCCGCTATAGCCAGCGGCTATAGCGGTGAGAGGGATAAAGGGCTGGGTCAATCAAGGTTAGTAGTCATCGTCCTCCGTCGAGAGGCTTCGGCTTCCAAAATATCTTGATTCTGTCGCTCCTCCTCCAGACATGCAGAGAAGAAGTCACGGTCAGGGTGAGTCTCTATCAGGCTCACGAGGTCCCTGATCATCAGCTTCATCAGATGGCGAGCCTCCCAGAGATCATTTGGCTCGAGGCTTTTGGCGTATTCAGGATTCATCGGGGTGTCCTCTTTGTTTGGTACTCTTTTAGTATAGTCCCTAACTTAGGGTCTGTCAACCCTAAGTTAGGGACTATCTAAAAAGATCTACCTTCAACCCAAATTCTCGATAAACAAAGCCCCAGGAACCTAGTAAAAGGTTCCTGGGGCTTTGTTTATGTGCTGCAATTGTGTCATCTTCAACAATGTTGGGTAATTTACAGCCCCCACGCTGCCAACTTAATCAACTCAATATCTGCCCTCTGTGCTGCCCATACTGGTAACAATCCCTCCTGAGATAGCTGAAGAAACATCGCCGCCGATCGCCCGTTAATTTTTTCCTTCGCCGATCGGATTGCCGCCGCGTGGGTGAATGGATCGACGAACTGAATCGCGGCTATCCTTTTTTCCAGCGTATCAAATTCGTAGGATGCGAGGCGGGCGATCGGCAGGGCATGGGCGGAGGCTAGCTCATTGTCCCGATCGTTTGCTGCTTTGATCGCTTGGGCAACTAACCAAGTAGGCTGACTTCCAAAGTTTGGGGCGGTGAAATGTTCGCATCCAGGATAGGCAGCGCAGAGCCTCCAGTAGATACCAGCCCAGTCGGTTCCGCTGGTTTTTTTTCGCCGCCCTCCTCTTCCACCTCTTCTTCGCTATCAGCCTCAGTCCAGTTGTTTCTTTCGTTCGTGATAAAAATGAATAGCTGAGTAATGACTGCCGCGCCTCCGTTGGCGGCGTTCATCGTATCGGCTAAAGTCCACCGCGGATCAAACCTGATCTTCATCGCGAACGTGGCGTAGTAGGGGTAGTAATAGGCGGGTTCTTTTTGGGGGTAAAGCTTCTGCAACTTCTCCGACAACGCCTGGAACAGAGCATCTTCTGCAACTGAAAAGCAGCCGTGGCAATCAATCTGAAAACTACTAGCACCAGCCCTGATTAAATATTTGCTTGGCTTCTTGGGCGTGGTGATAAATGGAATGCGGCGGGTACCCATACCCTGCGGAACTGCGATCGGCTTTGCCAGTTCAACAGCGTCAAATTTCAATTCCTCCAAATCCCAGACGTAAGGGAAGCTACTCATATGATAATTCTGTAGAATAATAGATTTCTTGGTAACCCTCAGGCAGATCAATACTATAACTGAGACCGGAGTGAGGATCATCAATATCTACGATCGCCGCTGGACTCCGTGCGGTTTGGCGATCGATCATCAAAATGCCGATCGAAATTCGATCGGCATTGACTGAGCAATCGCAGGCTAAAACCCCGCGCCCTCTAAGTGCCCTAAACTGGGATTGGATCAATGATGTGCTCTTCTCCGAGGAATTCAAAGGACAAATCGGCGGATACAAAACCATTGGCGGGGGCTTGATCGGAGCGATCGGAGCATAGCGCCGCTGTCCAGATGGTGTCGCCTGTAGAATATTTGGCAGATGGAGGGGGGAAGCGCCGCTCAAGGATGACTTCATAGCCAAGTTCAGCCGCAAACCTTACCGTCAAATACCCCGCGTTCTTATTGTAGTAGTTGCCCGGCGCTGCCATTGACTTGTCTGCAGTGTCAGCGATGCCATCGCTGGCACTGCCTGTGTTGTAGTCCACAGCCTTGGCGATATTGTACTTTCGACTAATGCCCGTGTCTGTCCGATTCCAGATATAGATCGGAAATTCAGCCGTTGCCCCATCGGGGATCGCCTCATCAAGGGCTGAAACGGTGAGGGATGTAGCGCCTGCAACTGCAACCGCGCTCACCCGTGCTAGATATTCGCCGCCTGTGGTGTCGATAAACATCAACACATTTCCGGTTTGGATGTCCGAGAGCGCGGGGGCAACTAGGGCGATCGTCGTAGCGCCTTTGGCGGGGGCCGCAGTGCTAGTCACAGATCCGACCGTCAAGGTTCCCGGACTTGTGGCAGTTCCCGCGGCCGTGAAAGTCGTTGCCCTAGCCAAATCAAACAACCTCGAACCACTCGAAGGCTGAGGATTGACAGCTAGAACTCCAGTACTGCCTGCGTTGACCAGCGCCAATAATGCATCACGGATCACGGTGTTAGTTTCAGCGCCCGTCGCCGTGTAGGTGTATGGAGTTCCAGCGACGGTGAGAGTATAAGCCCCCGCTGTGGGAGTGCCGCCGATCGTCACAGCTGCTTTGTACCCACCTGCGATAAATGTTTGAGGGACTGCCCGTTGTCGATTGCCATATTCGGCGACTGAGACAAGTAAGGCGCTTTCCTTGCCTCTTAAAAATTGGTGGGTCGCGTTCCTGACCTGGGTTATACGTTCAGGCATTGGCTCTATCCTCTAAAAAACTGCACGGACAACTCGTAGCTCAGCAGGTAAGTCCATATCGATGTGGATGCATTCACATCGATAAAACGATCGGACTTTGGTAAAACTTCTCCATCGCCAAATGGACGGAACCCAGTAAGGCGGGCGTGAATCAAATCAATCCAGGACGTATCAGCCGATCCGATTTCGAGGTTGAGAACTTGTAACAAGATTTCGATCGTTGACACCCGATCTTGCATTCCGTTTTGATCAAGCTGCCTCGAAAATTGGGAGCCGGAATAACAGACAAGTGCCTGCTCTGTTCCCGGTGCTGAGATTTCGCGTGCGCCCCTTGGCAATATTTTGATCGCCAGCCCTAGATCGGCGATCGGCTGTAGGTACTCACAGATAATTTTTTCAAGTTCCAGAATCATCGCTGATACCACGGGCGAGGGTTGGTGAACCGATCGAGGGATTGACGGCTGAAGATGGGCGGCCCATTTGTGCTCTGGATGGTTGATGCGGGTGAGTCTGATGGCATCCCATCAACTGACGACAATCCCAATGATGTGATTCCCTTTGCTAGATCGCGAAGGAAGGAAATGCGCTCTAGGTAACGATTTCTGATAGGTTCTCGCCGCCCATCATCCATTTTGTAGCGGGCTAAATCCTCAGATATATCAATTAGGATTTGTGGAGTATCCAGGAATGGCAGGGTATAGCGCCCTAAATAGCCATTGATTTCAGACGTTGCACTCTCCAATGCGGCGTTTAGTGCCACTAGATTTAGTTCCCGAATTCCAGGGGTGCCCTGATTCGAGAGCGTGATCATTTCAGCCATGCCGAAGCGATTGATTATCCTTTGGGGAGTGCTGTACGCCATAAATCAGGAAAATGAATTGTGCTCTAGTGAGCCGATCGCCTTGTAGTAGCCAGCCTGGGTAACAATTCCTGAGTTCCGCTGCTCAAGTCTGATGGCTAATTCCCTACAAGCAATATATAGAGCAGTATCCCCACCACGGGTCTGAGAGCCCGGCATTTCAGCGGCTTGGAGTGCTGAGAGTAATTGGAATCCCCATCCGGCAGCTTGGAGAAAGTTTAATTTCATGGCGTTTCAGGAGGGAGTTCTATCAAGGTGGGCTCTACGGATGGTTCAGGAGCTGCAACTTCGTCGGGGATAATTGCAGCCACGCGATCGATCGCTGCCTGAAGTCCGCTAAAATCAATCGATTCAGCGGGAAAATTGGTGAGTTCGCCTTGCAGTTTAACGATCTCATCCCTCTGTGTCTGCACCGCCGCTCTGAGTTCGCCAATGTTCGAGATAAGTGTCGCTGCCTGAAATAGCTCGCCCTCAGTTAGGTCGTTTAGCCGTTCGGTGAGGGATGTGATTTGATCTTGGAATGACATAAAAATCCTCCTGAAGTAGTGAGACCGACCGATATTCTTTGCTAATCCCTCGACGAAAAAATCAAACATGATTAAATCCGTCTGAGGGAAGCCGTAACCGTAACGCCTGCTAGTGCTGTAAGGGTGCCGGTGAACCTGATGGAAATCCGATCGCCAGCCGCAAAAGTCAGGCTTGCGTCTGATGCAACCAGCGCCCCAGAGATCGGTGTGTTTGCGGTTCCCTTGGCATTAAAACCAGCGTCAGAGTTATTGATCAGCAATGTAGTTCCAGCACCGGGGGCGGTTCCTGGAACATCTTTTGTTAGCTGAATATTAACCGCCCCCGCGTCAGATCCCGCGACGGCATGGGAGTATTGAGCGCTTGTAAGGATTAGGGGGCGAGTGCAGACATAGATCGACTGAGTGACACAATTAGCATTGAGTACCAGTGATTCTGAAGCCTCAAAATCTGCACCACTGAAAGGATTAGAGTCTGCGGGATCAAACTTAACTAAGACCCGCTGGTCGTAAACTGCCATAGTTTATATGCCTCCCTTTAATGTGTGGATTTCCCGTCTGGACTTGGGCTTAGGTTCCTCTTCCGCAGGTTTAATCGCCTCATCATCAGGGCGATCGGTGACCTGCAAAACACCTAATGCCGCATACCTCGAATAATCGGGATGGGCCTTTAGTGATTCGACATCGACATCGCGGTTGTCCCCTGGAACCAATCGGATGCGATCGAAGTAGGTGTGAGTTTGCCCCAATGGGCGGGGCTTGTAAAGTTGGGGGGAGTAGGTGACAACTTGAGCCATATCGATTAAGCCACGCTAGGATTTTTAATGACATCGACGTAAAGCATTGACGCTGGAAAATTGTTAATCGCCGGGGTGACGCATTGAAAAAGCGGAATTATATGTCGCCCGCCCTGCTTACCCCACCACTCCTCAGGCATGACCTGAAGAGATTCAATATGACGTTCGTTCACCTCGGGATCAAACGGATAGAACACCATGCGGTCTTTGTTTGTGCCTGAAGATAATACCCCGTTTGCTTCTAAGAACGTGTGATTAAGCTCGGGCACGGCCTGAATCTCCGTGATGTACATGATCTCCTGAGTCAAGTGACGCTTAACGGTCAGCCCTGAATCAGGCATAATCCGTCGCGACAGCAGCAAATCCAACTGAACAGATAGAAGCAGTTTGCTGGAATAGCCAAACACAGTGCTAGTGTCAGCCGCGATCGTCGCCAACTGATCCATAAAGAAGTCAACTAATTCTGATGGCGTGGCAGTGTAGGGATTAAACGATGAGTTATTGAGGGTTACATCGCCATTGTTGACGAATCCCGTTTCCCCTAGGGTAGTCGCCCCATAGGCCGTGTATCGATTCACCCGTTCAGCGATCGACCTGCCAGCGAGATTAGCCGATCGAATGCCGATCGGTGTCGTGTCCCCGGTGAATTGCAGCGCCCTCGACATATGAAAAGTGCGCTCAAACGCAGAGGCAATCATCCTTACCGGATAGCGTTCCTCACCCTTTGAGATCCCAATAATCGGGACATCCCACGCGCCATCAGCTAGGACTTCAGCAGCGCCAACCTGATCCATGAACTCACGTAGAACCTCATTCGCGCCTGGTTGCAAATCCTGCATGGTCGGGACTACGGTGCCATCTTCAAAAAATAGATTACGGTATTTCCGTTCTAAAACCCCAACCAGAACCTGTTCGAGTTCGCGGGGTAAAAACATTCCACCAGTTGCCATTTGCGCTCTCCCTAAACTATATTAATTCCCAAGGGGCGAACCTGACCCGCAACCCCTCTACGCCGCAGACGGGCGCTAGGGAGCAGAACCGCTTTGTTGGTGTTCGCATCTTTTCGGAATTGCCCGTCCAGTTCGCCAGTGGCAGGGGTGTGAATCCAATAAATCGGATCATTCTCAGTCATTGCCTGAGTGATTTTCACTCCCACAACGCCCCGGATCATGTAGGCAACTTCGCTATAGGCGGGCCATCCAAACAACCCCTCAGAGGTGACAGAGTATCCGTCCCGTTTCTCGACTCCTAGCGGTTCGGTCAAAATGCCCTTAAAAATGGAGTTAGCATCGACGGGATAAATTAATCCGCGATCGTTGCTAGGATCGGCAACTACGGCACGTCCTGGGATCAGAATATTGGCTGAATAGTTAAAGCCAGTCAGGATCGTTACATCTTCGCTGTTTGCCCGTTGCCCCTCAAAAAGACCGTCAGAGGCGATCAGATCCGTGAATTGATTCAGCGCGGTATTAATTGGCATGAGCCGTTGGCCTCCACTTCGATTCGTAGTCAGATTTTCTGTTGCCGATCGCCACAGCTAGCGCACTTTTGCCCTGCTCAGAACCCAGGGTATTAGGTGCAATCTCGCCAAATTCAACCCGCCGATCGCGCACATCTTCAATCAGCGAGAATAAAGCCTCCTCAAGATTGGCTAGAACTTTTACGCCGTTCTGAGAGAATTGCAATTTCTGATTGGCAGGCAGGGCTTTAAGGATTGCCATGAACTTTTCTTTCTGGTCGGGTAATAGATCCTTTAATGAGGATTTAGTAAGCCGCTCGCTTAACTGAAGAACCCGATTCTGAAAGGCCAACGATTCCCGTTGCTGTGCCAGTTCGGCCCGCCCCTTTGCCAGTTCCGCCATGGCTTGTGAAAGTTGCATCGACATCGCGTCGTCAGGATTCGCCATCATTTCCACCGGGGGCATGGGATCGGCTGGCATGGGATCGGCGGGCATGATGCCAGAATCCGCCGCCACATCTTGAGCCGCTTTAAGCAGACAATTAGCAATATGTTGTCGCATGGCAAGCAGGGTCTCAGGCTTGATCACCTGCAATCCAGGGCTGAGCGCAGCGTGGGCATTGCTGAGTGCTTCCAGGCTGTCCACTATTTGATGTTCAAAAATAAACCCTGAAGTTTCAGCGGTCAGATCGTCCATCCCCATCCCATCTATTTCCATCAGCAAAATCCTCTTTTTACTTTTTTCTAACAATGAAAGCTTGACCCGTTCCATCCCCTTAACTGCGGGGCGGCTTTTGCCCAGCAATCCAATGGCTGTAAGTTGCCACCGATCGCCTTCCCCCTGTTCCATTTCGACTGAGCAGTTAGGGAATTTCCCCTCGTTGACCATCGTCTGAACAGTGGGGTCAATGCGTTCAAGCGTTGCCATCAGCCTTTTGCCGCCTTCGATCGCTAACGATTTGACCCAGGCAAACGCGGGGGGTTCGGCGCTGCCATATCGATCGGGATGCCCTAGGATTATTGGCACTCCAGTGGGATCTTGTGTGAAAAAATTTAGGACATCTTTTAATAGCTGTTCGGTGACAGACAAGATGAGATTGCCCGCCCTGTCTGTCACCCGCCCAGTCCTAAGAATTTCGATCGCAGCCATGCCAAGACGCAACAATTTCTGCTCACAGCATAATAGTTGTAAGCACTATGATGTATGGGAAAGCTGGTCAATTTGTTCGATGCGAGACAAGATCCAAGTCGTCGACTTCCCGCCAATTTTTAGGCCGATCGCTGTTCGCCTAGGGGTTGATGATGCCCTAGCGATCGTCCGTCAGTGGGAGGGCAAACGATTCTACGTGCCGATCGTTGCCGTCACTCCAGCTAATGCAATCGCTCAGTCGATGGGGGTGGATGTAGCAGAAGAGATCCAATCGGCGCTGGCCGATGAGTTCGGCTGGTCGTGGTCAGTGCTGATTATTCCCAGGCTTCGAGGTATTGAGATCCGCTGCAAAGCTAGGCTGAGACGAGAGTATATCCACGTCAACCGCTATAAATTATCTATAGGGCAAATGGCGATCGATCGGGGGCTGAGTCGCAAGCAGGTTTATCAAGTCCTACGAAATCAATTCAAAACGGTTTAATCCTGTGGACAAAAGTAATGTTGCAATTGAATTTAATCAAAGAGGCTCAGCACCTAATCCCAATCTCTGGCAAAGACTCCCTAGCCTGTGCATTTTTACAAACTACAAATCACCCTGAAATAGACTACAAATTTCTTTTCAATGACACGGGTTCAGAATTGCCAGAAGTATATCAATGGCTCTCTCAAGTAGAAGAGGTCACGGGCTGGCACATCCACAGGACAAACGTAACGATCGCGGAAAGAATCGATCGCTTTAATGGATTCTTGCCGAGTCATCAAAACCGATGGTGCACCACAGACTGCAAAATCAAGCCAATGGATGAGTTCCTTTCGGCCGCACCAACTTTCGTTTACTACGGGCTTCGAGCGGATGAGCCAGAGAGGAAGGGCTTTATTCCATCTCGCAAGAATAACATTCTCCCGATTTATCCATTACGAGAGGCTGGGTTTGGGCTGCCTCATGTTTGGGCAATTTTAGAGGCGAAAAACCTTATGCCACCTAGTTTTCACTGGGAGCGACTAGAGCAAGCTGTGACTTCAGAGCTACCAGAGAGCGGATGGATTCCCTTACTTCCTTGGCAGAAACGTATGCTTTTTGCCGGTAGATCTCGGAGCAATTGTTTTCATTGCTTTTATCAAAGACTTTATGAGTGGCTGTGGCTGAAAGAAGCTCACCCAGAATATTTTTACAAGGCACGGGCTTGGGAGAAACAAGATTATTCCTGGAATGCAAATCACCCGCTTGGTGATTTTGAGGCACAGGAATTTTGTACACGCACTTTTAATAGTCGCGTCTCTCAGATTGTCAAAATCCTAAAAGGGGAGGATAGGGAGCCTGATTCGGACATAGCAGGTGTTTCCTGCGGACTTATATGTGGTAAGTAATGTTTTCGTCTGAAAATATTTAATAGCTCACGAGTAACATTGAAGCAAGTAAGAAAAAAACACTCATGGAACCCGCTGAAAAAGTAGCCCCCTCGACAGAGTTAGAGGCTCAACAAATCTTGTTAAGAAGGATGGAGTCGCTTGAAGCGGCGATCGCCGCTCAATACACGGGTGCTGAGATGAGGCAAGATCTAGCCAAGGCAGTGAAACGGAACTATCGGATTATCAACTCCCTCGCCTGTTTCATCGTGGCGATCGTGGTTGGGCTGATCCCGTTTGACAAAGGTGCATTTACAGCAAACATAGTATGGGTGGGGCAAATTGCCGCAACATTGGGCGGCGGCGCTGTATTAATCCCCCAAAAGGACAGTGGCTCGACCTCGACAGCTAGCGATCAAAAACAGGATTAAAGATGCTGCGATGGTTGCGATGGTCGGGGTTCTGGAAGGCAGATCCGCCCGTAGAGGTGGATGCAAATTTATTTAGGGTGGTGAGGGAATCCGGGCGCGACTTTTACGCCACGGGTGAAATTGCACAAGTCAAAAGAAAATTACTGAACGGTGCCTATCATGAACTTATTTGCATCAGAATTCCGCCCGACAGAACAGGACACTATCGCGATCTCTGCCAGGATCGATCACTCGTATCGAAAATTTTGCAGACAGAACGAAGAGCATTCGATCGCCGGATTTGGACGGAGGTTTATTTTAGTAATCGGGTTCCTGTTGGGACTCCTACTGCAACCCATTGGATTATTTTTCGATACTGTCTACCCAGCGGCAGCGGTCGGTCGCTTGTCGAGTGGGCGTTTGACTTCGGCGGATATCCTGCAGTCGCTTCGGCGGACGAAATAGCGGGGACAGTGTGTCGTTTTATAGTCTTCCTGGCTCAGAGCGAAGATCAGTACGTTGGTCTATTTTTGCCCTATGAGAAGTCACGGGCGTTTTGGCTGACTGCCATTGCCCGAAGTGTAATCGCAATGGTCGTGGGCAAGACAGTGGACGATCGGCGCGGTCTTGGCGGCGGGTTGGGAATGATGTCCGATCGTTCCCAACCAATGCCCTTTAAGTCCCCAGCCCCCGATTGATGATTGTAATAATTTCGTTCTTGTCATTCTCAGTCAATCCTAAAAATTCGCGCTTGGCAGTCCGCCCCGTACCGTACTGAGCGAATATTCCGTAGGCGACATCAGTCCCGATCGTCACGGCATCGGGTTCGATCGCGTAGCCGATGCTGTCCCTTAGTTTTGTCGTTGCCTTTAATATCCCCGGATCTAATCCCCTGCGGCGCTTCGATTCTACATACTTGGGATTCAGTGCCGCCCATGCGGTGCCATTAGGATTCTGCTCGTTGGCGAATCCTTCAAGAGTGCGGAACTTCATGTAGACTCCGATCGCGGTCAGTATCTCAGGAAGCTTGGTGAGTTTTTCTTCCAGCGTCAGAAACGATCGGTTTAGGGATGAGGCATTGACATCAAAGTTTAGGGATGACATAACCTTGGGATAAGTGAATCGTTAGTCAACTATCCCAATGTGGGCAAGTCGGCGGCGGTGCTAGATTCAAAATTTAACATTTCGTCTGGGGTTGGCAGTGGAACGCGGGGGACAATCAGTTCGTTATTTGCCTTGTCCCAGCCATCGCCATAGGTCTGATTAATATACTCCTGCCGGGGGGTATATCCAAGGGAACCAATCACAGCATCACGATCGGCTCTTGCCCTGCCTAGCGCGATAATATCGGATTCGTCTTCTGGCTGCACTCGCGCAATCAATGGAACTGCCGCGTCCCGATCGTTATAGAAGGCGATCCATTTGCTCATCGATCGGGTTTGGGTATCGTCAAGCATGTCCCGCCTGAACTGCGAAAGTTGCAGCCGCGTGGCATCTCCCACCTGATCACGGGCGCGGCTTCCCCCCCCTGTACTCTGATCGGTGCTGCCTGATTCGCCCAACACATGGATCACCATCTCAGCACCGAGCATCTTGTAAGTGTCCCGGCATACGTCAATATTGCCGCCCTGCATGGCCTCAAGATAGCGAATGATTGTGCCCTGCTTAATTACGGTATCGGTGCCCGCTCGGATATTTTTCAGGGCATCCAATAGCACTTCTTTCCCTGATTCATCGCCGTCGCCATATTCTCCGATCGTTATGGGGGAAGCCGATCGATCGGCATAGGTGAGGATGAATGTTAATAGTTGCCTACGAAAATAAGCGGGGTAAAACATGCCCTGACCTGCACCCCGCCCGTGGGGATTGGAGGGGGAATGCCCAGACCGATGGGCGATCATTTTGCGCGGTGGGATCGGGGTGCCGTCGATCGTATTGTTGATGAGATTCCACAGCCGCAACTCTAACCCTTTGTCGCCGATAAACCAGCGGAACCGATCCTGATCACGAATACGGACTTCTGCTAACACGGTTTCATTGTCATACGATGCCCACATCGCCTCACCGAAGGCGCAACCTTTTACCAGGGCTTCCATCAGTCCCAGCGAAACTGAATCAAAGCCCTGCGCTTCCCATTCGTTATATAGCGGATAATCAAAAGTTCCGAGGGCGCGAAGCTGTTCGGCTACCAACTCAGCCATCCGGGTGTCTTTGCTTCTCACCCCGCCTTTTCTCACTCCTGGCAAAACTTTGTAGGGGCAACCAATCACGGCTTGGATCGCTTTTTCGATCGCCGCGTTTCCCATCGTATCTAGGTAAATCTGGTCATAAAGTTTTAGCGACTGAAAATAGCCCTGTGACTCATTCCTAAGAATTGGATCGGGGTTGTGGAGGATATGCCCAGCGCCCGTCAGCCCGCCAAAATTAACGTAGTCGTCCGTAATTGGGGCGAGTTCCCGCCGTTCTGCCCTGTCCATTAGCATGGTTGCCTCTCAAAAATGAATCGTATTGCGCGGTCGATCGCGGCTCTCCTACCGGAGTTGCTTCGATCGTACCTGAATAATTAGCCGCCGCGTGAATTGCTAATGCATGTGCCCAAAAATAATCGCCATGTCCTGTGCTGGTTCGATCGGCATCAAAGCGAGTATTCCCGTGTTGAGTCACTATCTTTTTGATGGCGTGATGACTCTCTCTGATGTCAGAATTTGCAGGCAGTTCGACGGTCAAGTTTTCGAACCTTTGCTTGACTCCGATCGCTAAGCCCAGTTTGGAGCCATTGCTAAAGGTCACGCTTTCGACCCGATAGATTCCATATTTTTGCTGATAGCCTTCGGCCAACTCCTCACCCATGGCTGATTTATCTAGCGCCGCCCTGACTACTTTATACTTGCCCATGATGCGATCGAACTGCTTCCGCTGCTCCTCAAACGTTACCCGATGCATGGCAACCACCTCACGGGTGACCAGACGATCGCCGCGCCTCTCACTCACCCAGATCACAGACAAGTCTTGATGCCTGGCAATGTCCCAGCCGACATAGCACGCGCCAATTACAGCGTCAGTCCTAACCCAACATCGATCGCGGTATTCATATTCATCAGATTCGCACTCAGAAATTAGATCATAAGATAGCCAGGCGTAGGCTTCGTCCAACCATTCAAGTTCAAACTCTTGTGCCCAACCGTCAGGATCTGCCATCGCCTTACGCTCAAGTTCAATATCAAATCGCAATCCATCGGCGACCGCCTGGTAAATGTCAACTTGATGGATTGACCAGACATTTTTCTCTTCTGTCACGATCTGATGGAACTTGTTACCCACTCCCATTGGGGTCGATGAAACAATCATCCGTAATCGCCCCCGAAGGACTGGGTAGACCGATCGCCATAGCAGGTGGGAGTCGCCGTGCTTGGCAAATTCATCTAAATAGACATTGGCGGTATAGCCGACGATCGTGTCTGGGTTGGCGGGAAGGGCAATGATTCGGGAACCGTGGGGAAAGTTAATTTCATGAACATTAAAAAAGCGCTTTGCCGTCTCGCTCCAAGTCTGTGATGTTTCAATTTCTCCTGTGGCTATGCCATACACCCGCGCATGTCTCTTCGCCTCTCGAATCGCTTCTAAGGCTTGGCGTTCCCCCCTGCTGATAATCAGCCAAGTGGTTTTTTGATTTTGGGATTCAGCAATAAAACATTCGTCAACAATTTCAAGAGTGCAGTTGAAAGTTTTGTGGCATCCCCGCGCCCAAAACAGAGCCTTGAATCGTGATCGATCCCTGAAACATCTTCGTTCGTAGGGCAGAAGGGTGACCGCACTCACATTACGATCCCATATATCTCTTCTCGGATCATATGTATGGTTTCAGGGGCGATCGATCGCTGATCGGCAGCATTCTTAAGTTGCTGCCCTGGTTCAACTATTAAATAGCCCTTGCTGATTAAATGCGTCACGTACTGGGTGTCATCGTCTAGGGCTATTCTTCCCACGCGCTGAATGATTTCTAATGTTTGCGCCAATGACCTTAGAGTGCGATCGTCTGCGTCCGCCTGTTGGAGCAGGCCAATATGCCGCCCAATTTGCTGCTGCAAAGCGCGGGTGAGGCGCAGGCAGTCCATGTCGAACTTTGCCTGTTCGCTGGCAAGGTTGTTTACCTTTTCTTCAAGAAGTCCGGGCTGACGGGATCTAACATCTTGTTGGACTTTTGTAAGGTAAATGCTAGCCTCTGATGTCCAGTCCTCCTTGCCAGCCCTAGCTCTTAGGTATGCTTGATTACATTTATATTTAGTCGCCAACTGGTCAAGCGTGGGGCGAGCGTGTTCCGATGTCGCCTCCACGTATTCGCGCTTGATTCTTGTCCACGGGTATTTCACAGCCATAAGAATATCGTAGCAAAACTAAGTCACTCCGTAATAAATCACAAGCTTGATCGCGCCGCTCTTTCCCCCGTCAAATGATTAAAGTGCTATGTACTTAAGGGGCGATAAGGGAATTTATGCATTTAGAAGTTTTGCGAAGGCTTCGTTATCTTCTGTAATCCCGTGTTCAGATTTGTATTCATCAAATCTAGCAATCAGTTGCAGGTATTTCTTATATTCAAAAACAAATTTAAAAGTCCCAGGCGAATCAAGCTCGCTGGGATCAATCTCTCGATTCTGCCTTGAGTAACCAAGTTCTAAATCTTCATTAGGCGCGTCAGCGAACAAATCTCCAAGCTCTGCATCGAAGTAGAAATCAGACAAGTCAACATTCTGAACGTTAATAATTTCGCCGAGGACTTCTAAATCCTCCATATAATTAACCCTAGCAATGCGGTTGTCTGCCACGCCCAACTTAATCGCCCTTGGATCGCTAGCTGAGGGGATGTCCGTTCGCACTACAACGATCGGGCGGGTGCCATCGGATTCAACGACGATCGGTTCCGCCTCATCGCCAAACCGATCGCAAGCCACTTCATGCCTAGCGCTGCCTGCGAATATCTCGCCATCGGCTGCGGTCGTCACGGCTCCAATCCAACCCAGATCGACGATCGCATGATCTAACATGCCCATGCCACGCGGGGTGTGAGCATTGGTGTTTTTTGTCTGAGCTTGGAAGTCAGACAGCTTCTTAGGCTTCTTAGGGTTACTGGTTGTCATTCGGTTTTTGACTCACTGTTTTTTGTGTGTACTTTCCCGCCTTAATTATTCTTCCACTCCTTCCCACTCCTCATGATGCCGATCGCAAAACTTGAGAATGTCCGTTGCTTTAGCATTATAAACATGCTGCCCCTTGGCATTGGTGCCCACATATTGCACAGCGATCGGGAAAGTGCGGGGCAGTTTGCTGGGTTGCCCAAACTGGACGATCGGTTGTGATAGTCCAAACTTGCGCGCCTTGGATGTATTCCATTCAGCGATTTTATCTTTTGCCAATCGTTCAAGTTCTTCAATTTTCATGGGATTTAAAGCAGGCTGAATTGAGTTAGAGGTTATGTCAAGTAGCTGTCAAGTAGCTGTCAAGTAGCTGTCAAGTAGCTGTCAAGTAGCTGTCAAGTAGCTGTCAAGTAGCTGTCAAGTGACGCTTGATACTCCCCAGCCCTAAAGGGACGGGGATTCTTGAACAGCCCAAATACGGACTTAAACGACTCTGCAACCGTGGTTAAACATTGCTGTGCAACATGAGAGTAGAGCGCCTGGAAGTGGATATTGGACTTCATTAGACGATGCAAATCAAATTTACTGGGCACCTTGCCAGTCTTGAAATATAGCTGTCGTGCGTAGTAGGTTCCGCAATTAGCCAGCTTATTTGATTCGCCACAAACGAATTCTAAAATCGCTTTCAGTTCGCTATCGGGATTGATTAAAACTTGCTGACATCCAAACATTTATTTGTCCTCCTTCTGTTATTATACAGCAAGTAGCAGTATATAGGCAGTATGGAAATTAAAGTTTTGACCTTTCGTCTACCTAAAATCGAGAAGGATAAGTTAGATGAATACTGTAAGCAAACGGGACGAAAGCAGACGGACGTACTCAGAGAGCTTATTCGTGCGTTGCCAAGCTAATTGGCCGCTCCGCTCCGCTCTACAGCCGCGCTATCCTTCCCCATGTCTGAAGCCGGGGGCAAGCCCGCGCTTTTGGTCAGTCATGTTTCTGCCCTCATAAATTTACTCGAAACATCGTGATCTGCCTATTGGATGACAGTTAGGTTTGCCAACTGCTCAATCTCTGGAGGCAGTCCGGTTAGCTCGTTCCCACTGAGGTCGAGCGTTTCCAGGTTTGCCAACTGCCCAATCTCTGGGGGCAAGCTGGTTAGTCGATTGCCACCGAGGTCGAGCCACTCCAGTTTGGTCAACTGCCCAATCTCTGTGGGCAGTCCGGTTAGTCGATTGTCACTGAGGTCGAGCCACTCCAGTTCAGTTAACTGCCCAATCTCTGTGGGCAGTCCGGTTAGTCGATTGCCACTGAGGTCGAGCGTTTCCAGTTTGGTCAACTGCCCAATCTCTGTGGGCAGTCCGGTTAGTCGATTGTCACTGAGGTCGAGCCACTCCAGTTCAGTTAACTGCCCAATCTCTGGGGGCAGTCCGGTTAGTCGATTGCCATTGAGGTAGAGCCGATTCAGTTTGGTTAACCGCCCAATCTCTGGGGGCAGAGACGTGAGTTTGTTGTGATCAAGGTAGAGCCGATTCAGCCCCGTCAACTGCCCAATCTCTGGGGGCAGTCCGGTTAGTCGATTGCCACCGAGGTCGAGCCACTCCAGTTTGGTCAACTGCTCAATCTCTGGGGGCAGAGACGTGAGGCTTTTGCTACTGAGGTCAAGCTTGGTGAGTCCGACTTTCGCCCCCTCAATAATGATTCGAATCAACTCCTGTTCAGTCATGTTTCTGCTCTCAAAATAAGTTCTCTCATCCCGACGCTCTACAGCCGCGCTATCCTTCCCCATGTCTGAAGCCAGGGGCAAGCCCGCGCTTTTGGTCAAGTGCTCGATATTTTCCACTTGACACCCGCCCCCTCCCTCTTTGTACGAGGGACTGGAAACCCTTTTCGACTTGCCGAACCGCCTCCGAGTAACTCATTTTACTCAGCCCTTTTAGCTTTTTTCGACAGACATCACGGGCGCTTAAGCCGTCGGATTCGATCGCAATTTGGTGAATCCTTTCCTCCAGCATCAGTTCGGCGGCGATCGTTTCAGATTCGATCGCCGCCGGCGCATCTGCACGGTTCCGATCGGCATCCTGTACGGCGGTGCGTGGCGTGTAATTTGCTAACGGTTGCCATTCTTTACACCCA